GGCCAGAAGGCAAAGACTACTGGGAAGGCGGAGAGATTATGATAGGGAACATTGAGGGGCTGGATAAGCTCAAGAAATTAGATCAGGAAAACCAGAAGCTGAGATTTGCCTGGAAGGTCGGGCACCGCATTGAAGGCAAACCTTCGACAACAATCGTAAGGGGACCGCTGGATTGGTTGACAGTGGGGGCCAAGGGTGTGGAGCTATCAGAACCGGGCGAAGTGGGGGCAACAAGTCACAAGTATGCGGCATTTATTTTGTTGGATAAATTCCGCTGGAGCATTTATCAGGCCGATGAGCATGCGAAAAAGTTCCGCTTTGAAGACGGCCGTTATTTAGACGGCAACTATCTTTTTGCTTTTGTTCCTGTCGCAGAAGGCCAAAGAGTATGGATGATGAGCCGGCTTCCAGATGATGATCATGAGAAAGAAGTAGAGAAGCTAGACCTTGAAGCTTTTACAGCTACGGGCACGGATGTCGAGCTGAAAGAGCCTGAAAAAAATAAAAAGAAGCTATTAGCAGGGCTACGATACATAGGAAATGCCGGGTATCCTAGGCTCAAAGAAGGAAGAGAATGGGGCGATTGGGACTTAGAAACAGCTCTTAGATACTTTGCCAAAATAGTGGATGCTCTCCGTTCGACAGGCCTTGCCCTTGAGTCGCCCTCAAGAAAAGACCCTGAATACAAGACCTCATTCTGGCAATGTTATCGAGAAGCCGAGAAATACATGGATTCAAAACCGCCATTGACCAGCAACAAGCTCCAAAAAGCAGAGATGATGTTAAAGATTGTAAAGACGGATAAGAAGAAGCAGATTGTAGGCGGTATTATCTATGAACCCTTTGTTGAAGACACTCAAGGCGACTGGACCACTCCTGACGAAATAGAAAAAGCGATGTATGGCTTTATGGAGCGATACAGCCAGAATCCAAAAAGGATTAAAATCGAGCATGAAGGGCAGAAACATTATTTCCCTGTCCTTGAATGCTTTCAACCCGAAGTGGACACAATTAAGGACGGCAAAAAAATTCCCGCCGGAGCATGGTGGATGCTGATAAAGGTAAAGGATAAAAACATCTGGGATGCTATTGAGCGAGGCGAGTTGACAGGCTTTTCAATGGGCGGGCGAGCAAAGGCAGGATAAAAAAATACTTGACAAGCATTTAAATAGACACTAATAATAAAAACAAGAGCCATGATTGAGTTAAAGACAGAACAGCGAACAAGCATCTGGTCTTTGACTGCCAAGTCAGTGGCTGCTCAGTCTATCGGTGCTATTCTGGACCGATAACTTTCTCCCCACATTGACTAGAAAGCTGAAAGACATCGATGTCGAGGAGATCAGCCTCGTGCGGTCTGCCGCGAATCGGAGAAAATTTTTAATCATCAAAAAGGAGCAAAAAATGGACGAATTTGTTGACATTCTAAAAAGCTTCTTTGAAGAAGAGCTGAAAGAAGAAGAAATTGAAAAAGCAAAAAAGCTGCCTGATGAAGCTCTTAAAGCAATATCAGGAGCTTTAAAAATTCTAAACAAATATAAAGATGTATTCCCTGATGATGTTGTAAGTGCGATCAAAACGCTAACAAAGTATGCGTCGTATGCGTACCCGGAAAAATCAGCAAAAATGACTGATGATGAGTTTCTCCAGGAACTAGAAAAAGCAGGAGCTAAATTGTCGAAGGCGACCAAGGAACAGCTCGTCAAAATCAAAAAGATTATCGATGAGCTCCTCGGCGAAAAGGATGTAGCCAAAAAGTATGGCGACCTTCCCGAGGATGTGACAAAAAAGCTCGAAGAGTATGAGCAATTGAAGGCTGAAAAAGAGGAGCAACTGAAAAAAGCTAAGGAAGAGGAAGAAAAGAAGAAACAGCAAGAGATTGAGGATCTCAAAAAGAAAGTTGAAGAGCTCGAAAAAGCCATTGAAAAAAAGGCTCGGGTGCGCAAAGGAATTGAGTCGCAGGATGATGACGATGACAGTGGCAGTGATGGTCCGAAATGGCCATCGCTAATTAACCTTGCAAAGGGGGACAGTGATGCCTAATTCAACAAAAAGTTTGCTGGAAAAATT